TGTCGATTCCTGTAATTCTACCCATACTACATTACCTTCCTTTTCGTTTTTAGTTTTTAGCTTTACATACATATATACAATTTTTTAATAGATAATTTAAAGTGAATTTATAAATAATTATTACAAATTCCGTTCTCTTCAAATCTCTTTTTTAATCGATCAAATATACCACGTATAGCAGGAACTGTTAATCCAATTTCTTTAGCAATCTCAGTGTGCGTAAGATTATGATTTTCATTAAGTATCACCTTGCACACAATATACTCGTTATCGTCTAGCTTGTCCTTTAAATGTTCAAGTAGTATTTTAGATTCAACATTAACTAATGTTAAATCATCATCTACGATACATGAAGCTAAACTTCCAGAAGCACTTCCAGAATCTAAAAACTCCGAAGAAAACTCATAATCTAAACTAAGTACTTTATTCCTATTAAGCTTTATTTTAGCGAAGTTGATTAAAGCATTATTAAGACACTTACTATAATAAGTACTAAATAATGCATTACCTCCCGGTTCGTATGATTCCAGGCATTCGATAAGTTTATCCTCAAATAATTCGAGTAACTCGGATTTATCAGGATAATCTGTTTTTCGATACATGTAATAATTTAATGTGCCTTTTAGCTTGTACAGTATAACTCTTAATAAAAAATCCGTTTGAAACTTTTTGTACCGAAGTACACAATCCTGTAACTTTAGATTTGCAAAACTTTCATCGTATTCAAAATAAACTGCATCCATTAAATATCATCCTCCAAAATTTAGTTTTTAGTTTCAAGTGTTTAGTTTCGAGTGTTTAGTTTTTTACGTAAATAAGATACATAAATCAATTCATCTATCCTCCTATCAATAAATTTGTGTTATATGCATAAAAAATACTGTAATATTTTGTAAAATTACAGTACTTAAAATGTTGAAAATTCATTAGAAGCTTGTAAATATTTTGTTGGATTATGTAGGAAAAAGTAAATTTATAAAGTATGCTATACTATTATTATACAAGATATTCGCATATTTTGCAATAACAAAAGTGATGTAAATTGGCATCTTTGAGCTGATTCCATGACTAAATTCCAGCATTTATAAACCTCTGCATATCAAGCTGTTCTGGACTAAAACTATTTGCATCATTTAATTCTGGATACTGATTGAAGTCTGGCACTAAAACTCTAAACTGTTTACTCGTTTGTTTATATATGCTAAGAATAGCTTCCTTTCCCGGTTCGTCGTTGTCCATCCATAAAACAAGATCCCGTATTCCATATCTTAATAATAGTTCCTTCTGCAAAATTCGTTTTTTAGATCTATCTTCAAATAGTATTCTGCCTAATAAACTGACTGCCGGATATCCATTCTGAAATAAGTAAGATGCATTAAATTCTCCTTCTGTAACAAATAATCCGTATTTCCTATAATTCTCCTCAAGTTTTTTGTTAGTACATGTTCCATTATTAATAGCTTTTATTAATTGTAATACTTGATAGAATCCGTATAGTATATATTGTTTTGGTATTCCGCTCTCGTTCATGTATTTGTCCATGCCAGGCGGTGGATTTATATATCTTTTCTTTATAAAAACAAGTCCACCTTTATGATCTCGTACTGGAAGAGTTATAGCATTGTTTCTAATATCTAATCCATACTCGTAGAATTCAATAGTAGTATCTTCAAACTTACGTTGATATAAATAGTCACTTGTATACCGATATGAATCTAGTTCGAACTCATCAACATATTTATAGGGGGAAGCTCCAATTCTTTCTCTTTTAAAGTTTAAATCTATATCGGGTCTTTGAGCAATATCCATTGTATTATATTTTCTTAGTACATAACGTTTACCATAATTCCTATCAGTAGTACCCCAACAATAAGCCACAAATTCAAATAAATCAGCAGTATATCCACAGGTAAAGCAATGAGCAGTACCCGCTGGATAAGTCTTTCCATTCCTGACTTTTACATCTAAAGAAACTCCACACGATGGCTTATGCTCCTGTCCGTTTGCATGATGAGGACAAGTACACATTAAATCATTATTCGTGCTTTTAGTATCCTCTAATTTCAATATATTATTAGAACGTAAATCAGATCTTAAATCTTCTATTATAGTATCAACATTTGCCAGAATTACAATGCCGTCTAATAATAACATTCTAAATACTCCTATACAGTTTTAAGCATTCCTTAATTAGATCTGCTTGAATCATTTCTTCTTTTACACTACAAAATACTCTAGCTACTGATCTATCTAGTGTTGGATCTAGTATAATTTTCAAATTATAAAAACTATCAGGAAACAGTTTTCCAGATTGATTATAACTGTTAACCATAACTTGCTCATAAAATTCTTTTCCAAGAACTAACGTAGTTGGAGTTAGAAGATTTACTTCTAATTGTTGTATTTGATGTTGAACCTTATTTCCAAGCTGATAAAGAACTGCCGGCTTCACCTGTATTGTTCTAGTGTCCTGATGAAATCTAGTTACCTCTTCAGTTCTATGATATGCATATGGTGCTATATTAGTGTTTACTTGATATTGTATTTCGTAATCACTCATTTTAATTCCTCCTCATGTAATCTTTTATGAAGTAAAACTCTACAAGCCGAACACAGATCAAATCCAGATCTATTATTAGTTAGTCTTCCCATAGTAATAGTTTTTACATCAACATCACTAAGACATACTATACATCCACTTCTCTTTCTAGCTTTAACTATATCAATATAATCTTTTTCAGTTTCCAATATAATTCCTCCTAAAATAAATTATCCTTTATCGATTGTTGATTCATTGATTTAAGTATTCCATAATCTATATTCCAAACAGCTAAGAACTCTTGTCCCTTCTGACCGTATCTGTTCTTTGGAACTTTTATTTTTACACCATTCTCAATTTGTGTAAAAGTTATTAATCTAGTTAAGTTATGAGTAATAGCATCTGCTCCAAAAACATCTTCAATCTCAGGAGTAGCTCCTTCATCTTTCTTCTTACTGACTGCGGCACTCCTACCAGCTTGATGCAATAGTATAATTGGCTTTTGCATATCTTCTGTAAGTCTAGCTAAATCTTCACATATGTTTCCATACTTAATTCTTTCTTCTCTAGCATGTCTATCGTCGTCCATAAGAGATAACTGATCTAGACCCCAATAATCAAATCCAAATTTATCTTGAAGAACTTTCATTTTATTAACAGTCATTTTTCCATCAAGATCCTTTTGAGTAAATATTCTGAATCCAGGAAAATCTCCTTTTAATATAGCATTGATATAATCTCTATACTCGTTCATGCTTTTTGCACCGACTTCAGGATCTTCAGAGTTACCAAGATCTGGATTACCGCCGATAAGTCCACTATTTCTAAAATGCTTATACATAGTATCAAATCTAAATCCATACATAAGCGAAGACATTTCTCCTGAATAGATTCCAACATTTCTACCATCTTTCCACGCCTCGATTGCAAAATAAAGTTGCAACCAAGATTTACCTTCATTCGTTCTAGCAATGACTGCTACAAAATCCTCAGGTAGCCAACCATGTAACGCTTTTGTCATATCCTCGAGTCCACAAGGAATTCCAAGTAATCCATGTAATTCTATTCTTTTTAAATAATCTGTTAATCTTTCAGTGGAACCTTTTAGTATATCAGTTCCTCCACCAATAGTATGTTTTGAAAATCTGTATAACTTATCCATTTCTTGTTTTGTATGATCTATAGCTTCAAAACTACTTGTCTTACTCTTTTGAGCACCGTCTTGAATTGTTTGAACGAACATACTATAACATTTCTTTTCCAGTAATTCTTTGCACATTGTATTGACTGCATCACCAGTCTCAAACAAAGAAAACTCTGGAAAATCAAATGCAAATTTAACCTTATCTGGAACGCAACCCTTTCCATCACGAAGAGAAGATTCTTTATAATAATCCAATATATAATTGTACTCTGCTTCGTATCCAGGAAAATATGTTTCATCTAATTCATTTTCAAGAATAGGTTTAATATTATTATTATTTAGTAACCAGTTTATAAATTGAACATGAATAATACTATCTTGAACATTAGCGTCTTGTTCTGTTTTACTTTGTTCGGAGTTCTTCTCATTAGCTTCGTCCATTGTCATTTCACCCCTCTTTTAGAATTCCCTCTGAATTGTAATACTTCACAATCTCTTAATCTATCTGATATTCTAGTTCCTAGAGTTTCCGATATCTGACCTAAACTACAATTACTTGTATAAATGGTAGTTCGATTATTACTATATCTTTCATCTATTAAATTTAATAAACGTTCTCTTACCCATTCTGTAGTTTTTTCTGCTCCTAAATCATCGATAATTAAAAAAGGAATAGTTTCTACTAGATTCATTACTGTTCCAAAAGCTGGATCTGGATCACTAAACTGTTTTCTAACATCCTCTAAAAACTTTGCCGATTTTATAAAATACATAACGGGTTCCATCTTATAACCATTTATCGTTTCTCTAGCATATTTACTTGCTAAGGCGCACGCCAACGTTGTTTTTCCAGTTCCCTTACTATCCCCCCACAATAAAAGACTATTTCCTTTTTTAACCCAATCTTCTACGTTGTCCATAATCTCAGAAACTCGACCATAAACTACTTCATCAATTGAGTCTATAAGTAATTCTTTTGGATATTGATACCTAACAGGAAAGTTACTCTGCTTATACAGTATATCAAACATTACTGCACCTTCACAAAATTGATCGCATCCTTTTGGTGCTTTCTTACAATACGCTTCTATTTGACATTTATTATCCATAATGTTTCCTCCTAGTACACTTGATGTTCTTTCATGTTTAAGTCTAATCCCCAAATTTTATTAATATTAAGATTATTTGCATATCTTGTTCTATTAGAAGTAAATTTAAACATATCATATTTCTTTAACTCTTTAATAGTATCAGGTATTCTACTTCCAGAGTAAAATACAAAATTTTCAATAGCCCATCTATCTCCAACTTTAAGCAATGCTTGAATGGTTACTTTATCCCCATAAACCGTATACATGCAATCCTTTATAGTGCCGTGCATAAATTCGGAATTCTTACTAACTTCATAAGCATAACTTCCACATTTAGGTCCTTGTTCCTCTTTAGGTTTAGTTCTAGCTCTTCCGTAGTTTCCGGAATTAGATTGACTATGATAGTTGTTATAGAAATCGTCGAAATTTGATCCTCTGAATATGTCATCCCAAAATCCTCCAAACCCACCTTCAAAATCTTGATTACTGGAACTTGTAGTTGTAGTTCTATTCGGTCTTCTTTGATTCTTATGAGTTACCTCTCTATCTTCATATGCTTGTTTATATGTAGTAGCATTTATATTATTATTTGAACATTTGGTATTGAATACATTTAGACATGCAGTTTTTTCGCCGGCCGGTGTAGTTTTATGATAGTATCTTGCAAGGATATTATCTAATGTAATATTTATATTCGAACCCTTAGACACCTAATTGTCCCCCTTTTTAGCTAACAAGTAATTTCCCCTTTTTAGCTAGTTTATCGCATACCTCATTAAACACGACTCCCCTATGTCCTCTTACTTTCGTCCATGTTATACTTATTCCAGACAGTTGTGTGTTAGCTACTAATAAAATAAGTTGTTTCCACAAATCTGTGTTTTTAACATCTACCCATTTTCCATTTTCGTCAAATTTATGCCAGTCATTAAATTTCCAATCTACATACCATAATTCAGTCATACATCTATATAGATAGGCACTATCTGTTATAATCTCAATCTCATCATATTGTATGCAACTAAGCTCATTATGACTAAGTCTATTCGATAATCCCATTATAGCACCTTTTACTTCCATACGTTGATTTGTTGTAGGAGATTCTCCATCCCAACCGGTACATAATAACATGCCTTCCTGAACATATGCATACGCCCAACCTCCAGGAAGTTTTTCGCTATGAACATTTGAGGCTCCATCTGTGTATAATAATATCTTAGATTTTAATTCATTCATCTTTCTTCTCCCTTACTAAATCAGCAATCATCATACAAAAATTAGAAACATCAGAACATTCGTTAATTATGGAATCGTTTCCTTTATCGGAAATAATAGCAATAACTAATTCGTCCAATTCGTCAGCAACTCTGTCTACTAGATCAGATATATCACAATTACTCCATCCACCTTTGTTGTCATGCTCCTTTAAAGTTTTCTCCATCCTTTCTGAAAACCATTGAACTGATTCTCTTGGTTCGTTGGAATTAATCTTCTCTAATTGTATTGAAAAGTCTTTCTTTGTCTGGTTCTTCGATATTAAGTTTTCTATTGAGTTCTTCTTGTTTAGCATTTTTAACAAACTCCTCTACATCTTTTTGGTAACCACAATCTTCGGTATACAATAAAGTTTTCTCTTTTATTGGACGATTATAGAATGGAAAATTTACACAAACTGGAGGCTTTCCATTCTCGTGTACAGAACATTTATTATCTAATCCTAAGCAATCACATTTGTAGTAATATTGATTAATTCCGGCACATCTTGCATCTATCCATTTCTGCAAATATGGATTAATTAATAATGCATCTTCAATAGATAATTCAGACCAATGCTTAGATATAAATTCAGCATCTGTTCCACCAGTTCTTTTAATACAAGACATATCTATATCGATAATAATTGCTTTACAACACATTCCACAACCTTTACAGGGCATTTTAAATTCCTCCTTTTTTAGATTTCTTGAAGTAAGATAAACATTTCTTTTTTGTAACTTCGGGTTCAGTGATACAACTTCCTTGACAATTGAATCCACAATCCTTCTTATTACAGTACTCTTTATGAATGATTTTTGACCTACTCATTTTTTTCCTCCTTAAAATACTTTACGTTTTGTTTCGGATGTTTGGACTTGAATGGGTTCCTCTGCCATCTTTCCCTTTTCAGCAAAATAGAAATTCTCTAATAG